AGTAATGATGGAACTTGATAATGAAGGTATTGAGATTTCAGAAAAGAAAGCGAAGTTTATTTACTACCGATTCAGAAAAGATATAAACCCTCATATTGGCTATTTCATTTGAAAGCATGGGTCAAATTGGGATAAAAACGACACGAAAAAGGCACGAAATTGGAGTGCTGCTCCTTGTTTTTGCTGATATACTTGTATTATGAAGTAAAAGGCAAAAGCACAAAATATCATAAGTATCGGTTTGAATTTGCTTCATAGTTAGTGGCTATCTAGCATAGCGAGGGGTGACAGGCACCAGAACTAAACCTGACTGTAATGTCCGATTTAATGGCGGAATAGCGTTGCTGGACGAGAATAACCAGCATAACTTGACAACGGAGTCTTTACAACAAACAAGGACTTAATAGTACTAGAGGTTACGTCCGCTGTCAGTGGCTGCATGGTCAAGGGGTTAAGACACTGCACTTTTAATGCAGAGGCGTGAGTTCGAATCTCACTCAGTCACATTATTATTTTATTAAAGGTTGCCCAGTGGGTAGCCTTTTATTGTTGGAGAAAGGTGGTGGAAAATGAGTAGATTAAATCTTAAGCAACAAGCATTTGCTGATGAGTACATCATCACAGGTAATGCTTATCAATCAGCTTTAAAAGCAGGATACAAAGAGAATTATGCTAAAAATGCTCAAGAGAAATTGGTGGAAAAAGGTGGAAAAGTATCTGAGTACATCAAAAATAAGCTGAAAGAGATTCAACTGGAGCGCCATTTGACAATGGAAGAAGCCTTAGCTATTACAGCTTCTATTGCAAAGGGAGAACCACAGCGATTTGAAAAAGTGCTACGTGATCCTGAAACAAATGAAATTATTGAGCGTGAAGTGAGTGAGTATTCAGCAGGTTTTAAAGAGAGAAACCAAGCATTAGAACACTTCTATAAAATTAATGCAGCATTTATTGACAAACAACAAATTGAAGTGACTGAAACTCCTGTGTTCGTTGATGACTTAGGTGATGACGATGGCTAAACTATCTGAATTCATTCCTAAGGCATTTGCTTCTACTTGGCGAGCGGCTTTAAATAGTAATATCTTAAATATCGTTGAAAAAGGTGGGCGTGGTTCAGGTAAATCATCTGACATTGCACATATTATTACTCAATTGTTAATGAGATATGCGGTTAATGCAGTTGGTATCCGTTATGTTGATAATACGTTAGAACAGTCAATCTATGAGCAAATGAAGTGGGCTATTGAAGAACAGGGCGTGACTCATTTATTTAAGTTCAATAAGTCACCCTTGAGAATTACTTATATTCCACGTGGAAACTATATGATATTCAGAGGAGCACAAAACCCTGAACGAATTAAGTCATTAAAAGATAGTAAGTTTCCTTTTGCAATTGGTTGGATTGAAGAACTAGCAGAATTTAAAAGCGAAGATGAAGTAACAACTATCACTAACTCACTTCTACGTGGGGAATTAGATGATGGTCTTTTTTATAAGTTTTTCTATTCCTATAACCCACCAAAGCGTAAACAATCATGGGTTAATAAGAAATATGAATCATCATTTCAACCAGCTAATACTTTTGTTCATCATTCTACTTATCATGATAACCCGTTTATTTCTAAAGAGTTCATAGAGGAAGCTGAAGCAACTAAAGCTAGAAGCGAAAGACGCTATGACTGGGAATATTTAGGAAAAGCAATTGGTTCTGGAGTTGTACCGTTTGATAATTTACAAGTTGTGCCTGGTTCAATTACTGATGATATGGTTGCAAACTTTGATAATATCCGCAATGCAGTTGACTTTGGTTATGCTACTGACCCACTAGCTCACGTAAGGTGGCAATATGACAAGAAAAAGAATGGAATATACGCAATTGACGAGCTTTATGGTCAAAAAATAAGTAATAGAGAATATGGGAAATGGTTGCACAAGAAAAATTATTCTAGTGATACGATATTTGCTGATTCTGCTGAACCTAAGAGCATAGCTGAACTTAAGACTGAACACAACGTTCCGCACATTAAAGGTGTTAAAAAAGGACCTGATAGTGTTGAATATGGTGAACAATGGCTTGATGATTTAGATTTTATCTGTATTGATCCACGAAGAACTCCTAAAATAGCTTGGGAGTTTGAAAACATAGACTATCAAGTAGATAAAGATGGTAATCCTAAACCAAGGTTAGAAGATAAGGATAACCATACGATAGATGCTACAAGGTATGCTTTTAGTGAAGATATGAGAAATGTTAAGACCACGATTGCTTCTAAAGCAAGCTTTGGTTTTTATTAAAGGAGAAACATGGCAATTAAAATAAATAGAGAGATGGCGGGAGACTTAAACAACCCATCTTCTGAATTGCTTAATCATTGCATTAATCAGCACCAAAGTGATTTTTGGCGTTTGGAAAAACTATCTGATTATTATGATGGTAAGCAAGATATTTTAAAACGAACAAAAGATAGTGCTGCAGCACCTAATAATAAAGTTGTTGTCAATCACGCAAAGTATGTAACTGATAGGAACGTTGGTTTCATGGTAGGAAATCCAGTAGCTTATACAAGCAGCGATGACATTCAATCAATTCTTGATGCTTATACAAAAGTTGATATTGTTTCTCATGATACTGAACTTGAAAAAGATTTGTCAGTATTTGGTATAGGTTATGAATTGATTTATATGAATCAAGAACCACAGACTGGGAAAGTGTTTGCTGACATTAAATGTATTGATCCAAGGGGTATTTTCCTCGTTACGGATGATACGATTGATACCAATCCTTTATTTGCAGTGCATTATCAACCAGTATATAACCTTCAGGGTGCTGTCGATTATTATCTTGTTAAATACTACAACGACAATAGAGTGTTGACATATAGAGCAGCTTCTATTGGTTTCGGAGATTATCAATTAATTAAAGCACTTCCGCATTATTTTAAGGCAGTACCTGTTATTGAATATCGAAATAATGAAGAACGACAAGGAGATTTTGAGCAAGCAATTAGTTTAATTGATGCTTATAACTTGCTTCAGTCTGACAGATTGAACGATAAAGAAGCTTTTGTTGATGCTATTTTGGTTATCTTGGGATTTGACTTAAGAGATGGAGATGGTGAACGTTTAGCAAAAGAAAGACTGTTAACTAATACAAATGCTCCAGGTGAAAGTAGCGTAAGTTATTTAACAAAAACAATGGACGAAAGTTCAGTAGCAATATTACGAGACTCATTACTTGAAGATATTCATAAAGTGACTTATGTGCCTAATATGAATGATAAAAACTTCTCAGGAAATGTTTCAGGCGAGGCAATGAAATACAAACTCTTTGGATTGCTACAGCTTATGTCAGTTAAATCAAGATACATGATAAAAGGACTTAGACAACGCTTAATTCTCTTTGCCAATTATTTAGAGATTGGTAATAACAATGTTGATATTGACGGGATTAAGATTAAGCTCAAACCTAATTTGCCAATCAATACAACTGATATTGTTAATCAAATTGTTCAGGCGCACCAAGCAGGAATTCTACCTCTTAAAGTGTTGCTTTCATGGCTTCCAGATATTGATAATGTCGATGAAGTTCTTGAGCAGTTACAAGAGGAAAAAGAGGATGCTATCGAAATGAATCAGAAAGTTATGGGAATTCAGTCAGAAGATAGCCACTCTAATCTCGATGATCCACCAGATGATAATGAGGAAGGCAGCAAAGATGGAAATAATAAACAGAAAGATGAAGGTAAATAAAATGGAATTTGAATTTAGTGACAAAACTATTGAAATGCTTGGTAAAATGAGTGCAGCTTTGGCTGGACAAATTCAAAAAGACTATAAGCTTGATGAATTAAAAGACCTTGAAACGAAAGAGGCATTTGAAGACCTGGCAAAAATGTATAAATATCTTTATTATGGGCTGATTAAACAAGGGTTTGACAAAACAGATGCTATGCAAGCAGCTACTCGAATGCTTGGTATTAGTAATAAATGATTACAGTAAAGTTCAAAAAGAAAAACAACCAAATTTATTGGTATCAAGTGACTGGTCATGCAGGCTTTGCAAATATTGGAAATGATATTGTATGTGCTGGGGTTTCTGTCTTATATATCACAGTTACTAATGCATTGTTATCATTCGGGAAAACTTTTGAGCGTGATGAAGGATATTTTATACTTGATCCAACAGATAAAGAGTTAGCAAGCCTTAAGATACTTCATGATGGAATTGTTTCAATAGCTGAACAATACCCTAAACATGTAATAGTAGAGGAGTAAAAAGAATGTCTGACTACTGGCAAAAAAGAGCGATTAAAGCCGAAAAGAAAGTAAACGACGGTGCTAAACAGCTTGAGGAAGTCGTAGCACAGGCATACAAACAAGCTCAATCATATTTAACAAAACAGATTGCTAAATTATTTAGTCGAACTAAGCAACAAACGGAACTGACAGATGATGAAGCAAAAAGAATGCTTAATGAAACTGTTCCTGTTTCTGAATTAGTTGAGCTTAGGAGATTAGCTAAAGATATCAGCAATCCTGATTTGCAAAGAGAAGCTAAAAAGCGGCTCACAGGACTAGCTCTTAAATCAAGAATTACTCGTGCAGAAGATTTAAAAGCAAAGTCTTATCTAGTAACAAAACAAATTGCGGATGTTCAGCTTGATAAGCAGACATCTTTTTATGTTGACACGATAGATGAAGCTTATAAAGAAACTACTGCAGAAACGATTATTCGTGAAGCTCAAGCAGATGTAAAGAATGGCATTGTTAAAGAAGTCTGGAACAAGAAAGATTATAAGTTCAAAGAACTATCCACCAAATCTGTGGAAAACATTCTTGATAGCCACTGGCTAGGAAGTAACTACTCTAAAAGATTATGGGGAGATACTGAAGCTTTAGCCAAAAGATTAGAGCAGCTCTTCACGGTTGAAGCTTTAACTGGAATGAGTGAGTTTCAGATAGCAAAGGCAATTGCTGGTGAATTTGACCGCTCAATTAACGTTGCTAGGCGTTTGATTCGTACTGAAGCGAATTACATGGCGAACCAAGCAAAGCTTAAATCGTGGCAAAACAATGGTGTTGAGAAGTATCAAATCATTGCTATTTTGGACTTGAGAACATCACAAATTTGTCGTCATAAAGACCATAAAGTTTTTCTAGTATCTGAAGCAGTTGTAAACGGGGCAGAAGGGACATATCCACCTTTTCATCCGTGGTGTCGTTCAGTTGCTTCAATGTATTCGGAGCGGCTAAATAATATAGTACGCAAAGCGCTTGACCCTATCACTGGTAAAACATTTGATATTAAAGGAAGTACAACTTACAACGAATGGATGAGTAAACTAAAATCAATGCATCCAGATGTTGAATTTAAAAGTAGCAAATGGGGTGATCTAACATCTCGCAGTTATGCGTGAAATAACAACTACTTAAATACACAAAGCGTTTGCCACTGACAGGCGCTTTTCTTATGTCCAAGCGTGAAGACTTTAAAAGCTTCGGAAGTGCAAGCATTGAACCACTTAAAAAGCAATTGGAAAGGATTAATAACATGAAAATCGCAACATTGTGCGGAAACAGTTTACTCAAACTCAACTTACAACAATTTGCTGAAGGTCAAGAAGGCGGTGAGGGTGGAGCAGGAACTGGCCAAGAAACTCCTCCTGAATTCAATGCTGATAATCTGACCGATGAACAAGTTGCAGCAATCAAAGAAAAGTTTGGTCTTAAAGACAATACTGAGGTTGACTCTATTGTTAACGCTCGTCATTCTCGTTGGCAAGAAAAACTTGAAGAAGAAAAAAATGAAGCTGCTCGCCTTGCCAAACTTTCGGAAGAAGAACGCCAACAAGCGCTGATTCAAAAAGAAAAAGATGACTTTGAAAAAGAAAAAGCTGTCTTTCGTCAAGAACAGTTGCTTGTAGAAAAAGGCAAACAACTTCAAGAAATCGGTATTCCAAGCGCTTTTGCTGCTCGTATTCAAGGAAATACTGCTGAGGAAGCTATTAAAGATGTCAAATTTTTCAAAGCTGAATGGGATAAAGCCTTAGAAGCAGCGGTTAACGAAAAACTCAAAGCTTCTGTTGATACTCCGCTTGGAAGTGACGGAAAAGGCATTTCGAACAATCCTTTTGCAAAAGAGACTTTCAACTTAACCGAGCAAGGCCGACTTTTCCTAGAAGAACCAGAAAAAGCTAAGACTTTACAAGCTTTAGCAAACAAAAAATAGAAATAGAGGAATAAAAATGGAACACAAACTCATTAAATTTGATTTGCAAAAATTTGCAGATAAAACAAAAATTGCAGATGTTATCGTACCTGAAGTATTTAACAAATATGTTATTGAACGTACTGCTGAACTTTCTGCTTTATATCAATCAGGAATTGTAGTAAAAGATCCTGAACTCGATGCACTTGCAACCGCTGGTGGTCGATTAATTAATATGCCATTTTGGCAAGACTTGTCTGGTGATGATGAAGTACTTTCTGATACTGACTCACTTTCAACTGATAAAATCACAGCCAGCAAAGACGTTGCTGCTCTCTTGATGCGTGGTAAAGCATGGAAATCAAATGACTTAGCTAAAGCATTGTCTGGTGATGACCCAATGCGTGCTATTGGTGATTTGGTAGCTGCTTACTGGGCTCGCCGTCAACAAGTTACTTTGCTTTCAATTCTTAAAGGTATTTATGCAGCTGCAGGAACTAAAATGTCAGGTAATGCTCTTGATATCTCAACTTTAACTGGTAACGCAGCAGCATTTACTGGTGAAACTTTCCTTGATGCTTCATACAAATTGGGCGATGCAGAAGAAAAACTTACTGCAATTGGGGTACATTCTCAAGTGTATGCCAACTTGCGTAAACAAAACTTGATTGAATTTTCTTTGGATTCAGAGAACAAACCAATCCCTACATACATGGGTAAACGTGTCATTGTTGATGATGGTATGCCAGTAGATGGAGATGTTTTCACTTCTTACATCTTTGGAGCTGGTGCAATTGGGCTTGGTAATGGAGCAGCTCCTGTGCCAACAGAAACTGACCGTGATTCATTGGCAGGAGATGATATTCTTATCAACCGTCAACACTTCTTGTTGCACCCTCGTGGCGTTAAATTCACTGACAAATCAGTTGCGGGTGATTCACCAACAAATGCTGAATTATCAACAGGGTCAAACTGGGAACGTGTTTATGAAAATAAAAATGTTCGTATCGTTCAATTTAAACATAAACTTTGGACACCTCAAACAGTTGTTCAAGGTGGAACTGGTGGAGAATAAGGAGTAATAATCTATGGATGAGAATAATGAACCAAAAACTAAAGCAATTGAACGTTTAAAAACTGATTTGGGCGTCGATGATGCTACTGGTTTAATTGAGGATGCGGTTATTCTCATCCTTGATTATACGAATCAGGATAAGATGTTAGATTCAATGTGGCTGTATGCTCGACAGTTAGCCACAATTAATTTTAATCGTGAAAGCACAGAGGGAGAGTCTAGTCGTTCAGAAGGTGGCGTTTCTCAATCCTTTATTGAAGATATTCCTTTAAATATCCAGCGTGGCTTGAATCGTTATCGACTCGGAAAGGTGGTTAGTTTTTATGCGCCTGATGAAACGTGACTTAATTACTGTCTATTTAAGACGAGCAACGATTACGCAGGACGAAGAATTCAATGATGTAATAGCATGGGAAAGTCCTGTTGCTCTTGAAATGAATGTTCAGTCCGCAAGTGGTGCTGTCAATGCCACAATTTACGGCTCAAAGCTTTCTAGCATGAAATCATGTAAGTATCAAGGTGATGAGCTAAAAGAAGGCAGAGATGAAAACAGTGGCGTTTGCCTGTATGTTGATAAGGACAGTGACCCTGATTATAAAATCAAGTCGATTCAACCTTATTCTACACACATCAATGTGATGTTAGAAAGGAACGATGAAATTGGGAGTTGAAATAAAAGGATTGGATAGGCTTAAACGAAAAATTAATGCCATGCCTAAAATCTTAAATGATGCTGTGAATGATGCGACTTACGAAATCACAGAGTTAGTTCGTTCTGCAGCAGAATTAAGACTGGCTTCTAGTATGAAATTCAGTTCTGGAGAATTGATTGGAAGTTTAAAGACTGAGGTTGTAGAAAATGCGGAAGGTAAAATAGTTGGGCGTGTCTGGTCGGATAAAGCTCAAGCCATTTATCGTGAGTTTGGTACTGGTCCAAATGGTCAAGCAAGTTCTAAAGATTTACCAGAAGGTGTTAACCCAGTTTATACTCAAACTCGTTGGTTTATTCCAGCTGAGGAAGTTGGAATTGACTTGAATGAAATCTATGGAATGCCTAAGATTACTATTCAAGGCAAAGAATTCTACATCACAAGTGGTCAACCAGCAAGACCTTTCTTATATCCATCATTGAAAGAAATACTTCCGCAAATGCCTGAGATATACAAAGAACATGTCCAAAAGAAATTGAGGGAGCTTAAATAATGGAGAGAGTTGATATTAAAAATATTGCTGGCTCAGTTATGAGCGGTGTTTCAGAAATTAAAAAAATTGCAACGGACTATCCCTCAACTTGGAATACTTTTCCTACAGCTATTTACAGAACGGTTAACAACCCACATTTTGTAGATGGAAGTGGCGAGGAACTTCAAACAAAATGGTCAATTACAATTGAATTATATTCCAAAAGTAGTTTGACTACTATCGTTAATAATGTCATCGAGCAATTTGGTGATATTGGTTTTACAGGCACGCAAAGAGATGCTAATACAGCAGACTTGAAGCGTGTCATTATTGAGCTATCCGCAATTGTGGATAACAAAACAAAATACGTTTATTCGAAATAGGAGGAAATAAACATGGCAACAGTAGCAGGATTACTTTCAAAAGATACAGTCCTTTCTTATAAAGATGGCGCAACTTCAAAACCTGTCGCAGCAGTAAAATCTATTCCCGCAATGGGATCTGATCCTGAAAAAGTAGATGTTACTCACTTAGGTTCAGCTAAGAAAGCATATATTGCAGGGATTCAGGATTCAGATAATTTGGAATTCGCAATCATTTATCAAGGAGACAACTTCAAAGATGTTGATACATTGGTAAAATCTGGTAAGTCAGTAGATTGGACAGTGACTTATCCTGATGGTATGAAAGTCGACTTTACAGGTCAACCATCTTATAAATTTGACGGTGTCGAAGTCAACCAAGCACTTGGATTTAACTTAGTAGTGGTTGTATCAGCAGGCCCTGACTTTACACCAGCACCAGCTGGCAGTGGTCAATAATTTAGCAATTAAAGGTTAGTCAGAGTGGCTAGCCTTTTTATTTTTTATAAATATAGAAATCGGAGAAACAAAAATGACAAAAGCAACTATCGTAAAAATGCCTAACACAAAACAATTTGAATTCGGTGGATTGAATCTTCAATTGCGCTTGGACGGAAACTCAATTCTTTCAATTGAAAAACGCTTGGATGAATCAATTGTTGGTTTGTTCTTGAAAGGTCAAGGAGAAGCGAAAATCCCAGCCACAAACAAATTGCTAATTGTATTACAAGGTGCTAATCAAACAAGTAATGTATCTGAAAGTGATATTGTTGCTGCTTTTGGGCGCTATGTTGATGAAGGACATTCAACTTTAGATTTATTTGCCGCAATCAATGAATTACTTGAAGAATCAGGTTTTTTCGGAAACAAGAAAACGGAGAAAGAGGCGACAAATGGGGTATCTCTGGACAGCGAACCAGTAGAGGAAGACAGCATTCTGTAAAAACCTACAATAATTTATCCAGCATGCTTGAGGATTTATACCCTCAGGCAGTCGAAGCTGGTATTTCTTCTACAGATTTTTGGGCGATGACTTTTGATGAAATCATGGTCCAAGTTGAAGCAAATAAAAAAAGGCATGAGAACGAGCTAAAAGAGAAAGCGATGTTTGATTATTCTCAACAAAGGCTTGCTATCTATGCTTTTAATGATCCAAAGAATTTTCCTAAATATGAAGATTCCTACCCTTTCTTGAATCAACTCAAAGAAGAAGTAGTGCAAGCCGTATCTGAGGAAGAGGAAAAGAAACAAGCGATGCTTACTGACCAAGAAATCATGCGACAAAATGCAATGTTAATTCAGGAAACTCGTAAAAGAAAAAGTCAAAAGACAAATTAAAAAGTATTGAATAGAAAAGGAGGTGAGAAATATGGAATTAGAAACCTTGGAAGTTTTATTAGACGTCAATACAGCCAGAGTTCAGGCGTCTTTGGATAAAATAATGCCAAATATTGAATCTGCTATGTCAAAAATTCAAAATATCACTGGTAAGTCTATGAAAAAGACTGAAGATAATATGAACATTGATAAGGGTGCAACACAATTTGGCAAACAGCTAGAGAAAATGAATCAGACTTTTGAAAAGATGATGGGTCATCTTGAAAGTTCTTCTAAAAAATCATCAGAAAGTATTGGAGATAATTTATCTACTGGATTTAAGAAAGCACGTCCTAAAGTATCAAAAGAAATTGATGCCATGCTAAATGAAATTAATGCAAAAATGGGTCAAGCTAAAGCCGCTCAAGAAAAAGTGGCTTATCTTAAATCACAGCGTCAAAGTTCTTCAGCAAAAGGAGACGGCGGTCAAACGGTCAAATATGATGACCAGATTGCACGGGCTCAGGCATCAATGGTTAAATACCAAGACCAAGCAAAAAGTCTTGCTAGATCAATGAAGACTGAGTTTGATGCAGTGCCTTCATCTTTAGAGCGAATTGCAAAAGTAATGGATGCCAATGAAGCTAAGTATTATACAATGCGTGAAAGTGTTCGAGCTTTACAAAAGGAATATCAATATCAACTAAAACCAGTCGGAAGTTTTGACAAAGGCTTTAAAAATGTTGATACTCCTGATTCATTGAAAACTGCTCAAAAAATGCAAGCACAGTCTGACAAAATGCAGAAGTTAGCAAGTAGTAACGATGTTCTTCAAAAAGAATATCAAAGAACAGAAGAGCGTGCAGAATCATTAAGAAAGGCAATAGGACGAATTAATTCAGTTCTTAGTCAATCGTCAATGGCAACTGGAACAGCTGCAGCTGGAGCTAGCATGACTGGTTCAGGATTGAAACAATCTGAGCGTGCTGTTTCTAAATATGGTGGAGTCTTCAACCGTATGTCAAACTCCATTTCTCACGGAGCTGGGGGAATTGGAAATGGATTGAAAAATTCATTTGGGATATTGGATAAATTTGGAAATCTCTTTTCGAGAAATTCAAATAAAGTCACACAAGGTACTCGTAGCATGTCTATGGGAAACAATGCTTTTCTTCAATCTATGAAATATTTGTTGCCTTCATTAATTGTTTATCAATTAATTGGTGGAGCAATAAGTAAATTGGCTGGCGGAATGATGAGTGCACTGAAAACAAACGATCAGTTTTCTAACTCACTTAATCAGATTAAAGTCAATTTGATGACTGCATTTTATCCGATTTATAATGCAATTTTACCTGCCATTAATGCAATGATGAGCGCAATTGCCACATTAACTGGTCAATTAGCTTCGTTTATTGCAGGATTATTTGGAACAACTTATCAAGCAGCCAAACAAGGCGCAAGTGGTTTATATGATAATGTCCAAGCCATGAATGATACTGGTTCATCAGCGACTAAGGCAAAAGACAAGGTCGATAAACTTCAACGTTCACTTATGGGCTTTGATGAAATTAATCGTATTGGTTTGCAAGACAAAACTGATGATGATACTGACAAAGGCCAAGATACAAAAGCTCCAGGTATTGATTTTGGAGGTGCAACTGGTAATTATTCAACGCCTAAATGGATGAAGGATATGCAAGCCTTACTTAAAGACTTCTTCAAGCCTTTCCAAGATGCATGGAAAAACCAAGGTCAAAAGGTCATTGATGCGTGGAAATATGCACTTGGAGAAGTTATCGGTTTAGCAAGTGCTATCGGAAAATCCTTTATGGAAGTCTGGACAAATGGTACTGGACAAAAATTCATTGAAAACCTATTGATTTTACTCGCGGATGTGCTTAACATCATTGGTGATATAGCTAAAGCATTTAAAGATGCCTGGAACGAAGATGGTAGAGGAACTGCCTTAATACAAACTATTTTTAATATGTTTAATAGCATTCTTGAGTTATTACATTCTATAGCAGGTGCTTTTCGTGATGCTTGGAATGATGGAACAGGAGAAGCTATTGCTGCAAATCTTTTAGAAATATTTACAAATATTTTTAAAGCGGTAGGTAACATTGCTGACCAACTTAAAAAAGCATGGGACCAAGGCGGAACTGGAAAAGAAATTTTCTCTATTATTTTAGGGATTATTAATGATTTGCTTACACATATTAATAACATGGCAAAAGCTACAGCTGATTGGGCAAAGACATTGGACTTTACGCCGTTGCTTAATGGAATTAAAAAGTTACTTGAAAGCATTCAACCTCTCTCTGATAATATTGGAGCTGGACTAGAATGGTTTTATAAAAATGTACTTTTACCATTGGCTGGGTTTACTATTCAAGACTTAATACCTGCTTTCTTACAAGCATTAGGCGGGGCAATAGATTTTGTAAATGGAGTAATTGAGGCACTTAAACCAGCTTTCAAATTTTTCTGGGATAGCTTTTTGAAGCCAGTCGCTGAATGGACTGGCGGAGTAATTGTTGACGTCTTAAAAGGGCTCGGCGATGTTCTTTCAACTATTGGGGATTGGCTATCTGAGCACGGAAAAGGTTTTTCTGATTTTGTAATCACTCTAGGAACTTTTGCTGGGGTAGTTGGCGGAATCATCGCAGTCGGTACTGCAATCGAAACATTCGTAGGCTTCCTTGGAGGACTTGCTGCGATTATTACAGGAGCAGGTGGCGTAACAGGAGCTATTGGTTCTCTTGTAGCAATACTTGGCGGTCCAATAACAATAGCTATTGCAGCAGCAATTGCGGTTGGTGTTTTATTGTATAAAAACTGGGATGAAATTAAAGAAGCAGCTGCAAACCTTGGAAAATGGATAGGAGAAAAGTGGGACGATATCAAGAAGGCAACTGGCGACGCTTGGGACAACGTAAAGAAGGCAACGTCTGATAAATGGAATGAAGCCAAAAAATCAGTAAGCGATACTGCTGACTCCATTGGTACAAAAGTTTCTACAAAGTGGTCTGAAGTTAAAAAAGGTACATCAGATGCTTGGGACAATGTGAAAAATTGGACTTCTTCAAAATGGAATGATACTAAAACAGCAGTACATAGCACAGCTGATTCTATTGGGTCAAAAGTATCGAGTAAGTGGAATGAGATAAAGAGCGGCACCTCAACCGCTTGGGAAAATGTAAGAAGTTCTGTTTCAAATGCTGCCAACAATGCAAGAGATAATGCTTCAAATGCATGGTCGAACATGAAAGATAGAATGGGAGGTTATGCAAATTCTATTAAATCTACTGCCAAAAGTGCTTTTGACAATGTTGCTTCGTGGGCTTCTGATATGGGCAAAAAGATTGGTTCAGGTCTTGAAAATGGAGTAAATGCAGTCAAAAGAGGTGCAGCCGCAATTGGTAATGGTATTGCTGGGGTCATTGGAGGTGCCGTTAACGGAGTCATTGACGGAATTAACTGGGTTCTTGGTAAAGTTGGTTCAGGTAATAGATTAGGTCACTGGAGTGTACCAAGATATGCTAACGGTACTGAAGGGCACCCAGGAGGACCAGCATTAGTAAATGATGGCTCAGGGAGTCAATGGCAAGAAATGTATCGAACACCCGATGGTAAAACTGGGCTATTCCCTAAAGTGAGAAACCTCATGGTTGATTTACCAAAAGGAACCCAAGTACTGAACGGTGCTAAAACTGCAAAAGCAATGTCAGGAATGCCTGCTTATGCCAATGGTATCGGTGATTGGATGGGTGAGAAATGGAACCAAGCGAAAGAAATGGTTGGCGATATTTGGGACTATGCCACTCATCCAGAAAAGATTTTAAACATTGCAATAAGCAAGTTTACTAATCTTTCTCAAGCAGTTGAACCTGCGTTATCTATTGCGACTGGTGGGATATCTACTATAGCTAATGGAGCGATGGGAATGATTGAGAAGGCATTCTCAGAAGGTTCAGAAAGCCCATCTGGTACTGGTGTCGAACGTTGGCGACCAGTTATTAAAAAAGCTCTATCAATGAACGGTGTATCAACTTCTGAAAACTATGTCAATGCTTGGCTAAGACAAGTACAAAGTGAATCAGGAGGTAATGAGAAAGCCGTCCAAGGTGGATATACTGACATTAATACGATTACTGGTGACTTGGCCAAAGGGTTGTTACAAACCATCTCGGCCACGTTCAATGCAAATAAATTCCCAGGTCATGGAAATATCTTTAACGGGTATGATAATGCACTTGCTGCAATTCATTATGCATTGGGCCGTTATGGTGACCCTGGTATGCTTCAAGTGATTGGTCATGGACACGGTTATGCAAAAGGCACGCCATATGTTCCTGAAGATCAGTTAGCAATGATTCATGAAGGAGAAATGGTTGTTCCTGCTAAATATAATCCATATAATTCTATCAGCGATTTCAAATCATTTGAAACTTTGCAGTTGCCTGAAATGTTCACAGACAAACCGACTGATTACAGTAATTCTGGAAGCTTTGGTGGAGGTCAAGATGTTTCAAGCTATGGTTTGGCAAATATGAATGGTTCATTAACAAGTGCCATCATGTTGCTTGTTCAATCTTTAGGCGCACAAACTAGCCAAACTTCAAATGGAGATATTGTCATAAATATCGGCGGTAGAGAGTTTGGACGAATTGCAGTTTCAGAAATCAATAAATACCATCAACAGCTTGGGTACACTGAGCTTAATATTTAGAAGGAGGGATTATGTCTACCGAATTACAATTTAATGGAGTGACGGTAAAAACTCCTAAAGAATTCAGCGTCAGTATTTCAACAATCGACGCTGACTCCTCAGGGAGAAATGCAAATGGAGAAATGGTAAGAGACGTTATTGCTCAAAAAACTAAATTAAACATTAAGTGGGGTCCTTTGAGCGACTCGGAAGTATCTGATATTTTACAAAGAATTAATCAACCATTTTTTGTAGTAATCTATCCAGACCCACAAATTGGAAGACAAAGAAGTAAAACTTTTTATGCTGGGGATTCTACAATGCCTTCTTACTCATGGAATGATAAGTTTAAAGCAATGAAGTGGGAAAACTTATCTGTAAACCTGATAGAAAAATAGGAGGATAAGAAATGCTCACTGTCTCAGATGATTTTAACAATGCCATGAAAGCAGAGAATCGAAGGTTTGAGACTCGAATAAAAGTTGGCGATAAAGTTTTTACAAAAAATGATATCAATAGTTGGGTATATAGTGGTGGCTCTATTTCTGGTGAAACATTTCAAATAGGTTCAACATTTTCAAATTCTATAAAAATAGAATTTTGTTCAATACTTGAAAATATTAAAGAGTTAACAGAAATCACTGTGGAAGTTGGAATAGCAACTTATGATGCAGATTATCATTATGATAATATCCCTCCTGAAAAAGTGGGAAGCGCAAGAGTGGGCTATGCTAAATTAATTCATTATAAACCAACGTTTTATGAGTATGTCTCAATTGGAACTTTTTATGTCACTAAGTGTGATCCAGATAGAAATGAAAACAAAACGACACTTGAAGCAAGTGATCGTTTTGTTTTTTTAGAAAATGAGTATGTTTCTGAACTGACCTACCCTGCTTCTATTCGAGATATAGCTTTAGAGATTGCTAACAAAAGCGGTTCTGTCATTAATGAAACCAACTTTTCAATGATTAGCACCCAAAAAATAAGAAAACCTGAGGGTTATACTTTTAGACAAGCAATAGGTTTAATCGCTCAGTTTGAAGCAGGTTATGCAAGGTTTAGCCGGACAAATCAATTGGAAATCATGCAATTGATCGACCCTAAGTTTGCTGTTTCTCCAGCAGAATATTTTCAAAAGGGGCTAACAAAAAATGAATTAATGTACAAAATTGGAGGTATCTCTTGTACAGTACCTGTTCAAAGCGAAAGTGGAAGTGAACAAGTTACATATTTATCAGGTAGTAATACTGGTCCACAAATTGTTTTAGAAAATAAAGTAATGACTCAAAGTTTACTTGATGATATTTATCAGAAAGTAAAAAATATCAACTTTTATCCTTTTACTTTAAATTGGAGGGGGAATCCAGCACTAGAAACAGGCGATTGGTTAACACTCACTGATAGAGATGGCACACCATTTAAAACTCCCAATTTAAGTTACACCCTAACTTTTAAAGGAGGATTGACAGCAACTAGTTCAGCTAATACTAACTCTTCAGCTCAAACAGTCTCAGCTTATTCCCCACCGCTTAATCAAATTATCAAAGAGATTAATTCTCGTGTTGATGCAGCTGGTAAAAATTCAGTTTATGACGGAACAGAGGAACCTCCTTATCCCAAAGAAGGCGATATTTGGTTCAAAAAGAATGGCCCAGATGATGAAATATGGATTTATACAAAACTTGCGGACGGAACTTACGATTGGGTAATGACTACTTCTACAAGATTATCTGATGAAATTCAAGAAAAAATCGACAATTCTGTTCCTTCTGATGAGATTGTAAAAACAATCAATTTATCACAAGAAATGGATGGTAAAGAGTGGTTAAAAATTACGGGTGCAAAAATTTGGTTAACTGATAAAACTCGAATAGATGATGCCATCATTAAAGATGCAATGATTGGTAATTTGAGCGCTTCAAAACTAAATGCTGGAACAATTAACGCTTCGTTAATTAACATCATTAATTTGAACGCTTCGAATATATCGTCAGGAACTTTGACCGCTGTTGATATAGAAGGGGTAAAAATCAAGGGTTCTAAAATCACTTCTGCGGGAGATGATTTTTCTATGCTTCAGGATAATGGAGCAATTACTTGGATAAGAAATAGCGATGGCAAAGAAATTTTTAAATTTTATACCACGTTAATTAATTTGCAAGAAGGAAATGTTCGACTTGATGTTTCTGATTCTGGCTCTTTATCCATTTATAGTCAAAAAACGGATAAAGATTTCTTGCATTTTTCTGCTGTTGGGAACACTATGTCATGTTCTGCAGAATTAGATCGATTGCAAATAACAGGGGATAATAATTCGCTCTCATATACTCCAACAAACTTTGAATATCAATCTAGTGGTGACAATCGTCCCAATTTAAGAGTGGGAGTGACTGGCTTTAAAATAGGAAGTAATGCAACTTACCTATCAGGAGATAACAATGGAGCAATAACTGCTGTATCAAGCGCTTTAAACATTTTAAGTAATGTTAAAATTAGCCAATTCACTAATATTGGCGGAAATCTTAGTGTTAACGGTAGTTTAAGTGTAATTGGTTCTAAAAATGCTGCTCACGTCACAAGAGATGGGCTTAGATTAACTCCAGCCTATGAAACGGCTGAGTCATATCTAGGCGATATCGGAACAGCAGAAACTGGTGAAGATTGTACAGTTATCGTTCCTATAGAAGAACATTTTTCTGACGTTATTAATACAGATTATGAATATCAAGTGTTTTTACAAAGCTATAGTGAAGGTTTTGTTTATATTAAATCTAGAGATAAAACGAGTTTCACAGTGCAATCATCTGTTCCTAACTTTCCTTTTACATGGGAGATTAAGGGTAAAAGGAGAGGGTATGAAAATGACCGCTTGACTTTGACTGATATGAAGTTTGAAGAAATAAAAGAAATTGAAGAACAAAACTTTAAAGAGGAGGAAGCATGAATAAAGAAATTGATGCAGAAAAATTGATTAACAAACTACTATCTAAAATTACTCAACTAGAGTTTGATAACGCTAAATTATCGGTATTAGTTGAAACTTATGAGCAAGAAAATTCTAAGGAGGTTGGCAAATAATGAGTTATGAAAAGCAAACCTGGAATAAGTATGATGAACTAAAAACTGAAGAAGAAAATATCGAAAATGGTGCGGTTGTTACTGATAATCGTATGAATCATATGGAGTCTGGTATTGGCGACAACGATAATAACCTTGCTTCACATCTTGCAGATAAAAATAACCCTCATAAAGTTACAGCTGCACAAGTCGGGCTTGGCAATGTTCAAAACTTTGGTTTAGCTACAGAAGATGAGGCTAAGCAGGGAATTAGCAATGCTAAATATATGACCCCTAGCCTTACTCAAGCGGTATTATCAGCTAATATTAACTCAATCGCCTACGCCAACAGCGCAGACGGCACGGATAGATTCACCACCGTTTATCCAAAACCTAACCTTTTAAATGGAACTAAAGTTCATGATATTTTCAAAGGAACTGGAACACAAAACGCTGGGGGAACGCAAAGTTACACTCTTGATAAAAATCTTAAAATAAGCGATTTAAAATTAAGTAAATACCAAGATTTAGTTTTTGAGTTTGACTGGAAAGCAACAGGAACTAATCTTTCAGGATATTTCTTATATCAAACTCAAACCTACTATAAAGGAACCGGAGTAACTATTTCTCCAACAAATACTTCTGGACATGTCAAAAATAATTTTTATAATCTACCAGTAACAACAGATAATTCAACTATTATATCTATTAGACAAGATAATATTCCTACGACTGTAACTGTAGAAATATCTAATCTAATGATGTATATTGTTGATTATTCTCCATGGATACCTTCAGCTACCGAAGTCACAACTGCTGACTGGCCGAAGTACGTAGGTTTCAGCAACACTGTAAAAACAAATAAGTCGGCTAACGATTATACTTGGTTTCCCGTTAAAGATTCAGAACTAACAAATAAAGTTGATTCTCATGTCAACAATAAATCTAACCCGCATGCAGTGACAGCTTCTCAGGTCGGAGCATATACAAAATCAGAAGCAGATGCAAAGTTTGCGACCGGACAAACACTGACAGATTTGTCAAATAAAGTTATTGCAAACAAAGGTAACCTAGCAAGTGGAACCGATTTAAACAATGTAACTGACACAGGTTTTTATCGCATAGGTGGACTTGTTGGTGGAACGGATGTTTTGAATGTTCCTTCTGAACTAAGTGGGCTAAATTTCTATGCTTTTTTGACAGTCACAGGTTCACTTCAAGAATTAACAGTATATTCTCCTAGACAAGATGCGACTTGGACTTATAGTCGTTCTGTATCAGGAAGTACGCCAATTTGGAGCAGTTGGTCAAAAACTGTAATGGCTGATGATTCTGGGAAAGTGACTGTAACAAGAATTGAAACAACCTCTGACGTTAGAACTTGGGTTTCACTTACCTTAAGTAATGCTGGGACTGCTGTACTTAGATATAAAAAAATAAATGGTGTTGTCTACTTGTACGGTGAGGGTAACTGGGGTTCATTTACTGCTGGTCAATCTAAAACTATTTGTACTCTACCTCCTGAATTGAGACCTGATGTAACTTGCAACTATGTTATTACTACTCAAAATGGTAGTGGTCAACCAATGGAGTTACAAGTTCAAACTGGAGGAAACGTTAATCTTTGGAGTGGTTTAGCCTCTGGCGGTAGATACGGTGGATTTGTTGGTAATTATCCACTTCCATAAAAAAGAAAAGAGAAAGAAGGAGTAATGGAGGAAAAAGCATGGCTAGAAGTTCTTGACTGACTTATAAATAATAAATTAAATAATAGACCTATCAATAGATAGGTTTTTAATATGGAAGGGAAAAACAAATTGGAGTATCAATTATTGGGAGTTTCAGGACTAATCTTAATTATTTTAGGTCTGACATGGTTAAAAGATGGGGAGAAAATGGACCCACCTTTGAGAAAAAGAATCATTATTGATTTAACAACAATCCTTTTATTTTGGATTGTTTTTGAGTTTTGGAACTTTTCAAAGTCCAGAACTTATGAAAACGAAGTAAATTGGATTATTAATGGCTCACTTGCTTTCTTTGGTGCACGAATGATTCAATTGATTTGCCAAGTAAATCCGATGTTTCAAGAGCTGGTAAATTATTTGAAATCTAAGAACGGCAAAACAGATGTTATTGAAAATGAAAGTACAGAGGAAAATAAATGAAAAAGTTGATTAAAAAAGCTGCCATTGGAATGGTAGCTTTCTTTGTTGTTGCAGCAAGTGGACCAGTATTTGCGGCAGTTGGAGACCAAGGGGTGGACTGGTCCAAATATAACGGAGACTATGGTAATTTTGGCTATGATCATGATAAGTTCGCTTTTAGTCAAGTTGGTGGAACTTATGGCGGTTTATTCGTTGACCAAGCCACTTATCCAACACAAGTTGCCTCTGCCATTGCTCAAGGTAAACGAGCGCATACTTATATTTGGTATCAAGTCGGAGGTTCGCAAGAAGTAGCAAAAGCAGCACTTGACCGCTACTTGCCAAAAATCCAAACGCCTAAAAATTCTATTGTTGCTTTAGACTATGAAAGTGGAGCAAGTGGAGATAAACAAGCGAATACTGATGCGATTCTTTACGGAATGCGTCGAGTAAAAGCAGCTGGATATACTCCAATGTATTATTCTTACAAGCCTTACACTTTGGCCAATGTCAATTATAAGCAAATCATCAAAGAATTCCCTAACTCACTATGGATTGCAGCTTATCCAAGCTATGAAGTGACTCCAGTTCCTAACTATAGCTTTTTCCCAAGTATGGACGGAATTTCGGTATTCCAATTCACCTCAACTTATGTTGCTGGTGGACTTGATGGAAATGTTGATTTAACTGGAATCACTGACAAAGGTTATGAGAACGGAAACGCAACTAAACCTGATACTGACACACCAGCCACTGATGATGGTAAAGATGCTAACGAAGTGACACCAAGTGAAATCCAAGAGGGAATGGCTGTCACAATCAAGTTTAGTGCCACAAATTACTCAACAGGACAAGCAATCCCTAAATGGGTTAAGGAAAATTCCTATAAAGTCCTTCAAAAATCTGGCAATAAAGTCTTGCTTGATAACATCATGAGCTGGGTTGCAGCAAGTGATGTTCAAGCGCTAGACACAGGCGGAAGTAATTCAACTGGGGATACTCAAACTCACATTGTTCAGTCCGGAGATACTTTAAGTGCAATTGCTTCAAAGTGGGGTACAAACTGGCAAGAATTGGCTCGTCAGAACAGTTTATCTAATCCGAACATGATTTACACCGGTCAGGTTATCCGTTTCACAGGCGGTCAATCTGGGACTAAATCACGAACTTACACCGTACGCTCAGGCGATAATCTTTCATCAATTGCCAGTCGTTTAGGAACAACAGTTCAAAGTCTAGTTTCAATGAACGGTATTTCAAATCCTAATTTGATTTATGCTGGTCAAACCCTAAATTATTAACAATTAACCCTGACGTCGGTCAGGGCTTTTTTTATTTTTCAGAATATGATATACTTTTTAATAAAACTAAAAGTGATGGTATAAATATGAAATTTGAAGGAACTTGGCTTGTTGTTATTATACTAAGTATTGAGGTTTTAGCTTTCGGCGAATTTGAGCAGTCTAATCAAATTCTTTTGATAGGAGGAATTTCTTTTATATTATCTATACTATTTGAAGCTTCTATTTTAATTAGACACTTTATTAAAAAGCAAACTAAAGTATAACCCCGCTTCGGTGGGTGTTTTTTGTTACATATATATTAAAAAAACTATAATTAATAGATTCCATATTTTTTTACAATAATTTATGGTATAATAAACAAGTTTGTCTAATAGCTTGACATTTCACTTACTTTCAAGTACAGTATAAGTATAAATAAATACTTTTTATTTCAATAAATCTAAGGAGAATCTTATGAGAAAGCCTAATATACTAAATGTAGCTCGGTATATTATCGAGCAATGTGGTTCAATGACAACAATGAAGCTACAAAAATTAACTTATTATTGTCAAGCTTGGTCTTTAGCATGGGATGGAGAACCGCTCTTTGAAGAAGATTTTCAAGCATGGGCTAATGGGCCTGTGAGTCCTGAATTATACCAACATCACCGTGGGTTCTTTAGAGTAGACTCAGATTTTCTTAAAGATAACCATTTTAATGATTTTACTCAAGATCAGATAGATACAATAAAAGCAGTATTGAGAGACTACGGAGATTCTTCAGCCATGGATTTGTCAAATATGACCCATCAAGAGAGACCATGGAAAGAAGCACGGATTGGTGTTTCTGATGGTGAACGCTCTACAAAAGTTGTAGATAAAGAAACTATGCAAGAGTTTTATGCTGGAAGAATTAGATAAGTTACGATTATATGGGTAGCAAGAAAAAATCTAAAAAGACAACAGTACAGACAGTCAAGGAAAGTAGTAAATCTCCTGTAAATTCTAAAAAGGCCGCTGTAAAGTCAGCTGTGAAAAGCAATATGTCGCTTCATCCAAAGTGGAGGTTTCAAAAAAGAGATTGTGAACATGAGCGTTGGCATTTGGAAGTAACGGATATATTATTAGAAAAATTAACGAATTTTGAATCTATGACTTGGGCGCAGATATTGGTAGAAGCGAAAAACCAAAATCATCATGTTAAAACGTATGAACTCATTAAAGAAGCTCAAAAGAGGCTAACCACCCTTAAATTGGATGACTACGATGAAATTTGTTCTTTGAGGTTGGATGGCACGCATAGGTTATATGGCATTTTAGATGAAGATGGGGTGTTTTCAATCATCTGGAATGATTTTGAACATGAAATATATCCTTCCAAGAAAAGGAATACATAGAGCTGTATATATTTTTTTGCCCTCCGGGGCGTTTTTCTTTGTTCTCGTTAAGAAGTTTGCTATAATTAAGTTTCTAACACTGACATCCCTTAATCGGGGGTCTTTTTTGTTAACAAATGTTACTGTATAACTTTATAAATGTTGGTATAATTCAATCATCATAGTTGTCCTTCCAAATACAAATAGCTGAAATATTTAGGAGTACAGTGAGCGTCTTTTTACTAAGGCGTTTTTTCTTTACAACGGAAACGGAAAGTTATATAATGTTCTTATTCCAAAAAAACTTTTCATAAGTTTATCCTAAGCGTCCCTCTCCTAACTGGGGCGCTTTTCAATTCTAAGGTTTGCAAACGCATTCAAAAAATGATAGAATAAAATTGTGAAAATAATAACATTTACAGGAGGTGCCTGAGATGAAAGATGTTTACAAGAAAATTCTGGTTCCAGTTGATGATTCAAACCAAGCTATGAAT